TAGGTCGCTTAAGGTTTTTATTTTTCTCATTTGTATTCCTGCTTGTTTGGTTTGTTCGGGCTTATTGCACATGTTTGGCTGAGTGCCGTTAGACAGCCACCTACCGCGGTACAGTAGGATTACGCACATGTACTCCTTGAGGCTACACTGCCATCTCTGCTTTGATAGATTGGTGGCATTCGTAATCCGCTATTGTACTACGCAGCTCCATAAGTAATTTACCTAGATGATTAGAACCTACACCTTCACAAGTACCCCAGAAAACGTCTTTCCAATCATTCCTTTCTTCCAGATGACTACTTCCGGTTGCTAGAAGGCTGCTCATTAGCTCTAAGTTTTGAGTAAATTTAGCAAATAAAGCTCTACGCATTACTGGAATCTTTACAGAGTCCCAATCCTCTCTAATTAAGGACTTATTTTTATTTGCTACTCTCTTAGACTGTAATGGAGTACACTTTTGTATCTCATCTACAAGGTTATCAGAAGTTCCTAAAAATTTCATTGCCATATAGTAGTTCTCAGAAGATTGGTACTCTACTCCATTTATAATTACTTTACATGGATACATGTTAGATAAGAACCTTTTTTCGTTCTTAAATTCCACGTTGTCCCAGTTTATATCTTTAATATTCATTAATCTTCCTTTCTGTAGAAGTCTTCCCACTTCTCATTTTTGTTGTCAACTCTGTACTTCATAGCAGCAGTGTTGATACCGTAAGCTGTTCCAGCAGCTCGCATAGAAGGATACTCAGTACCTTCAGCCATGATTGCCTTAGCATTAGCTGGTACTTTACCCTTGTTGACTTCACGTAGTTTTGCTATCGTTTCCGCAGAGTGTTTCTTTCCATAAAAAGAGTTGCTACTTCCCGTACGGTCCCTACACTTTGTGCAACAGTCGTTTACTTGCGATATCTTAGCACCGCAAGCACAGAAGTACTTATGACCACCTTTCCAATTAGCGTTGTCACTGCCAGATTTACCATATACAATTCGCTTCTCTTCCGTCGTCATGTTTGCGTAACGATTATTAGTAGAGCTGGTGATTTTAGCTATAATTGCTTTCTTATTTGGATTATCTGTCAAATTATCTCCTCCGCCTACACTTCCGATATTGTATTCAGGCTTGAGTGTATCAATGTAGTATTGCTCAAACTCAAATAAACTTTCATCTTCACTGAGTTCTTTGATTACGGATACTTCGAACACGTCTCCATGTTTGTCAAAGGACCTTTGTAAATAAGTACAATGATGAGTTCCATTACGTAAAGTACGTAAGTGTGTTTTCTTGCGTTTGGTAAAGTCCTTAGTAGAACCGACATAAATCTTGTTTGTTACTGTGTTAGTTATTTTATAAATTGCTTTCATAGTAACATTATAGCCGATTTATTCTTCGGACTACCTTATACTGCCATAGGTGCTGGTAATTTTCCGTGACATTGATAATTTATTAGTGTAAATGAATCCATTGTGAAAGAGTCAATATCCTTCACTGATTGGTCAATAACCATCTTAGGTAAAGGAAATGGCTTTCTAGTTAGTAGCTCGTTACACTGTTCTACGTGATTGGAGTAAATATGAGTATCTCCCATAGTATGAATAAATTCACCTGGTTCAAGATCGCATATCTGCGCTATCATCATTGTTAATAAAGCGTAACTAGCGATATTATACGGTGCGCCTAAATATAAATCACAACTGCGCTGATAGAGTTGGCAAGATAACTTACCATCTGAAACATAGAACTGAAACATTGTGTGACAAGGCGGTAAAGCCATTTCGTCGATTTCTGCTACATTCCAAGCTGAAACAATGTGTCTTCTGCTGTCTTGGTTAGTTTGGATAGATTCAATAACTTGCGCTATTTGGTCCGTATACAAACCATCACTTCTCGGTTCTATAGTGTTATCTTTCCAATTTCTCCACTGTGCTCCATAAACTGGGCCAAGTTCTTTAACTAAGTCAGTATTAGAATAACCAAGTGATTTACCTTGTGCGTCTGCGTTAGCTGTCCAGATAGTTGATTTACGTATTAATTCTTCTCTAGGTTTACCATATTGTATTTCAGCTAGTCTACGTTCATCAGTAGAACCTTCTAAAAACCAAAGTAATTCAGCAATTATACCTTTAGTGAACATTTTTTTAGTAGTTACTAGTGGAAATCCTTCAGCTAGGTTGTATCTAGTTTGGTAACCAAATACAGAGATAGTCCCTGTACCTGTACGGTCAGATTTCTCTACACCGTTATCTAAGACATATTGTAGCATATCATGATATTGTTTCATGCTGTTTCCTTTATTACCCAATTAAGTACTGTGTCATCCTGTTTAGAGTTGTCAATAGTGTGAGTAAATTGTATAGTTGGAGTTATCTCAGAATCATGTGTGTTTGCTGATTCAGCAGATTTACCAATAATATGTACTGTTTGTAAGTTGTAATGATTTGCTTGATTGTGAGAATTAAAGTAATCATACTCTGTTGTAAATCTAAAGTCAGATATGATTACTACATCTGCTTTAGAAGCCAGTACTTTAGTATGAGCTAACTCAGACCATACATCCTTACCGAATACAGGCTTCATTGCTTCACTACCAAATAGCTGTAAAATAGAACGAAAATTAGTATGCTCTCCGTGATTTCCATCTTTCATATCTACAGGCACCACATGATACCTGTCTTGGTAATTCTTATACTCTTCAAGTTGATCTAGTGTAATACCAAACATAGTGGAAACTATTTGTTTCATAGGTTCAGCAAATGCAACTACTTCAACTGACTTACCTTGTTGTTCAAGATGAAGTTTCAATAGAGAGGTAGTAAAGTCTTTACCACTTCTCATAAGTCCATTCATCATGTATACAGTTTTCATTACTAGTGATTATCCATAAGAATTGATTGAAGATGTGCTAACTTAAGCATAGTATCGGCTTGTTCAGGATTGATTTTATCAACTTTAGCTGATAATGTGTTGTGGATAATACCATCAATTAATTGAAGATTATCACAATGCTTACACACTTTTTCAGGCTCACTTAATGATTTGGCAAATTCTGCTAGTTCTTCTTCAAAATCTAATTCTTCTTCTGAAGGTTGTTCAATTAAGTTGTTTCCATCAATAAGAAATACTGGACCATTTGCTGGTTGAATGTATTTGTACCCTTCTGATGATGCATAAGCTACATCTGTATCAAATAGCATTGATTGTTTCTTAGTTGCTTCTGGACCAAAGTTAAAGTCCGATGCATAAATTTCTTGTTTCATTATATTCCTTTGTTATTGTTTATAAATCGCCCATGTTTAGGGAACCTGTAGCATAGTTAGCTGGTTTAGACTCAAAGAAGTTTGTCTGATTGAATCATACTAAATTTGATCACTTGTACTAGAAGTCATCGAAATCTATGCTTCCTTTGCTGTAATTTAGTACGTTTCCTTCGAAGAAGTTTGTACGTTGATCGTTAAAACTAGAATAACCGTCGACCCATGGGATTGGATGAGTTACGTTATAAATTGGTTGATAACCTATGGCTTTAAGCCTTCGGTCTGCCAAATATTGAGTATACTGAGCAGTTATATTGTCTGTTAAACCTAAGATTTGGCCTTTAGTTATGTAACGACTCCAGCTAGATTCAATCTCTACTGCTGTTTTAAACATTGTAATTATTTGCTGTTCTAGTTCTTTAGTGAATAACTCTGGACGTTCTTTACGTGTTGTATTAATTAGGTTTTGAAAAAGTAATAGGTGAGTAACTTCATCTCTTTGAATGAATTTAATCATTTGAGATGTACCTAACATTTTACCTGATTTACCTAATGCATACATAGCTGTGAATCCTGGGTAGAAATATAGACCTTCTAAGATTTGATTACCTATCATTGATAACACAAGTAATTGATTTTCTGTGAAATCTCCTTCAAATGTCCTAGTAAACATATCTGCAACTAGTTTATTTTTCTTTCGTAATTCTGGATCAGTTTTCCACATATTATAAATTTCATCAGTATTATCAGAAATTGATTCAACCATTACAGCATAAGATTTAGAATGATTTGCTTCTTCATAAGCTTGTCTTGAAAGGCAGGCATTAATCTCAGGTGCTGTAACATATGGATTAATATTATCCATTATATTATTAACTTGGAGAGAATCCATGAATATAAGTTGTGAAAGTACAAGGTCGTACATACGCTTTTCTGGAGGAGTAAGTAGTTTATAATCTTTGGCATCACCTGTCATTTGTACTTCTTTAGGAAACCAAGTATTACCTTCCATTGTATCCCAAAGATTGGTAGCCCATTCATACTTAGGCTTAGTAAAGTTAAGCATTCCATCTGGGTTACCTCCAATGGTTCTACGATCATTGATAGCTTCATTAGAATCTGGGTTGTATATTGTTTTATTAGTCATAATTTATCCTTTAGTTAAGATACCTAACCCGAAATGGGTTAAGTTCTATTGACAACCAAAGCATTCTTGACTTCGGTCCGCTACATCTTTTACTGCTTCAGGAGATTGTCCTCTTAAGTAGTATGTAGATTTTAATCCAAGTTGCCAAGCTAACATGTAAATATCGTGAAGATGCTTACCTGATGCTTTTTGTAGCGACATG